TGTAATAGGTAAAGGAATAGATAGTGCGGCAAAAGCTATTCAGGATGCCTTTAATGTTCCTGATCAAGCATTGCTTGGTTCCTTTGAGGCAGCTGAGTTAGGCTCCTCACTTAGTGGTCCTGATTTAGCATTGCTTGGTTCCTTTGAGGCAGCTGAGTTGGACTCATCATTGAATTTTATTAGTGAAATCAATTTAGCAGGATTCTAAATATAAATGGCAAATCAAAATTATTTTAAAAAACAACATGTAGATTTTATAGATATTACACAATCAGATATTCCTATATCTACTGCATATGGCATTTATGTTGGGGTAGTAAAAGCAATAGATACTGAGTTTAGAAGTGGAAGATTATATGTTTATATACCTGGATTCAGCACTTATGATCCAACAAAACCTTTCAGTTTACCACAAGTAACCTACGCAAGCCCATTTTTAGGCAGTACTGTAGGAGAACAAACTAAAGACCCAGGATTATTTACTATTACAGGACAAAGTTATGGTATGTCTGTACCTATGCCTGATTTAGAAAGTGAAATTTTATGTTGTTTTCCAGCAGGACAAAGACAATACGGCTATTGGTTTGCCTGTGTTTCTAATAAATTAAGCAGAAATATGGTTCCAGATATAGGTGCAATAAGCGGCAAATTATTAATGGAAGAAAGTATACCTCCTGAATTACAACAACTAATTTCCATTAATCAAAATTATCCAGTTGGTGAAATAAACGAGGAAAACCCAAATAATTTTACAAAAGATTGGTATAGTACAGATAAGAGACCATTGCATCTCCCTCGAATAACACAATTATGGAACCAAGGATTAGATGCTGATCCTGATCGTGGAATTACTACTTCCAGCAGTCAGCGTGATCCTTTGTCTACTGTATATGGATTTATAACACCGGGTAGGCCTGTAAATGACCCAGGTAAAGATCCTACAATATTAGCAGGTGTAAAAACCAGAAATATAAATGAAACTTATGCGGAAACATTTAAAGTTAAAGCAAGAATCGGTGGTCATTCTTTTGTAATGGACGATGGAGATTTTACAGGTAAAAATAATTTAATTAGGTTGCGAAGTAGTGCAGGTCATCAAATTATTATGAACGATACTGATGGATTTATGTACATATCTACTGCAAGTGGTAAAAATTGGATAGAACTGACTAACTCTGGAGATTTACTAATTTATAATCAAGGCGATTTTGCAGTAAGAACAGAAGGAAATATGTTATTTCATGCTGATGGTAAAATAAACTTTAACGCTACACAGATTAATATGAATGCCGATCAAGACATTAATCTGCAAACTGCATTTTTCAAAGTAAATGCTACTAATAATGCTAATATATATTCAAATTATCTTAACTTGCAAGGCAGATCAGCAAATTTATCAGGATCGGGCAGAGTTTCAATTAACTCATCAAGTTTGATTAATATTGCTGGTTCTGCAATATATCTTAATAGTGGTGGCAGTGGTGCTAACATAAGACCACCTGCGTCAATTAGAAAATACCAATTAAAAGATGTAAAAGGTGTTAGATTTCCAGTATCAACTGATACTGCCAAGTTTACCCCAAATAATTTGCCTTTTGTAGATTTATGGACTCAAGAACCCACGGCAAGTTTAATTTCCATTAATTACAAAATACCTACACATGAACCATACGATAGAACTGGAATAGGGTCTAGAATTAATAATGTAAGTAATGCAGCCAATCAACAGGGATTAGTAAATTTATCTTCGTTAACTGGTAATGCCAGTGATCTATCATCTATTAGTGCACAATTGCCTGGAGTTGCAAATGCAATTAGACAACCAATTAATCAAGCTAAAAAGGCTCCAGTGTCCAGTTTTGTTTCACAACCAACGCCAAGTGAAAATATAGGAAATTTAACTAAAGATCAAACACAGGCTTATATGGCACAAATAGGCTATTCAGAAAGTACAGGCAACTATGCAGTAAGCGATAAAAACAATAATGGATATCAAGGAAAATATCAATTAGGTTCAGCTGCTTTACAAGGACTAGAACTGGTCAAACCTGGTACGCCACAAACCCAAGAAGCATTAAATAATCCTAACAACTGGATAGGTGGACCTGGAAAGCCTGCCAATCTACAAGAATTTTTAGATAGCCCACAAATCCAAGAACAAGCAATGCAGAATTATACTGCAAAAAATTATAACAGATTAAAAGACTTAGGTTTAGTTAACGATAATTCTAGCCCAGAAGTTGTGTCAGGATTCTTAGCTGCTGCTCATTTGGGTGGACCAGATGGTGTTAATAAATGGGCTAAAGGTGGCTTAGATGCTAGAGACTCAAATGGCACAACTTTATCCAGTTATTTCCAATTAGGTAGGTTTAGTCAAACACAGACGGAAATTATCACTGCTAGTAATGCTACTAGAAATCCAGTATAAATATTAAATTATGGCAACTTATAAAGGTTTTAGCAGTATTAACAAAACTAAAAATTTCAGAATCACTGATTTTGAACTAGTTAAGACCGATATTCAAAATCATTTTAATATTAGAAAAGGCGAGAAGTTGATGAATCCTGAATTTGGAACAATAATTTGGGATATGATTTTTGAACCTTTAACTGAAGATAATAAAACTTTAATTGTACAAGATGTGCAAAATATTATAGCAAATGATCCTAGAGTTGCAGCTACAGATATTGTAGTTACTACTTATGATAGAGGTATACAGATCGAACTATCCCTTTTGTATATAAGTACAGATCAAACTGCTGTCTTAACACTAGATTTTAATAATACAACAAATAGTTTAAATGTTAATTGACCCAATTAACATTGTATATTATTACAAAAATAAATATGTAAAACGGTGATTTAATGGCAATTACAACTAGACAAAACAACCTTTTAGTTAATCAAGATTGGACTAAAATATACGAAAGTTTTCAGAATGCAGACTTTCAAAGCTATGATTTTCAAACATTGCGTAAAGCAATGATTGATTATTTAAAGCTATACTATCCAGAAGATTTTAATGATTTTATAGAAAGCAGTGAGTACATTGCATTAATTGATTTAATTGCCTTTTTAGGACAAAATCTGGCATTTAGAACAGATTTAAATGCTAGAGAAAACTTTATTGATACTGCTGAGCGTAGAGATAGTGTACTAAAATTAGCTAGTTTAGTTAGCTACATCCCAAAAAGAAATATAGCAGCTAGCGGATTAATTAAAGTTGATAGCATACAAACTACAGAGTCATTAACTGATAGTAATGGCATAAACCTTAATAACATTATTATTAATTGGAATGATACTACAAATCCAAATTGGTATGAACAATTTGTAACTATATTGAATGCGTCCTTGCCCACCAATCAACAGGTAGGAAAACCCGCTAATAGTGCAGATTTGTCTGGTATTAAAACTGATGAATATAATTTGAATATTCCATCAAATGCAGTTCCTATCTATAAATTTAACACACAAGTACAAGGCGCAACCTTAGATTTCGAAGTTGTGAGCGGTACAACTGTGGATCAGGAATACATATATGAAGTTAGTCCTAATCTTGCAAAACCTTTAAATATACTTTATCAAAATGACAATTTAGGAAATGGCAGTAATGCAACTGGGTTTTTCTTTTATTTCAAACAAGGAACAATGTCCAGTTTTGATTTTAGCATTACAGAAAGTATTCCCAACAATGTAGTAAATGTTAATTATAACAATGTAAACAATACAGATGTTTGGTTATATCAATTAAGTAATCTTGGTCAACCTACTAGCGAATGGAGTAAAATCCCCAGTGTGGTAGGTAATAATATTATTTTTAATAATAATGCTGCAAAAAATAGTTTTCAAGTTTCAAGTAGAGCCAATGATCAAATTAGTTTAGTATTTGGTGATGGAACATTTGCTGCTATTCCTAAAGGTAACTTTAGAGTTTATTATAGACAAAGTTCTGGATTAAGTTATACAATTACTCCAGACAATTTACAAAATATAAACATTACTGTGCCCTATCTAAGTAAAAATGGTCGTATTGAAACTATTACTTTTGTTTGTAGTTTAAAATACTCTGTTACCAATGCAAGAGCAAGAGAAAGTTTAACAGATATTAAACTAAAAGCACCACAACAGTATTATACTCAAAATAGGATGATTAGTGCAGAGGATTATAATATATTCCCCTACACTCAATTTAGCAGTATCAGTAAAGTAAAGGCAGTGAATAGATCCAGTAGTGGTATTAGTAGATATTTAGATGTTGCAGACAATTCAGGTAGATATAGTAGCACAAATATTTTTGCTGAAGACGGAGTATTATATAAACAATCTAATAACACTAGTTTTACTTTTAGCTGGAACACCAGCGCCGATATTAATAAAGTAATTAGAAATCAAATTCTTCCATTAATAAGAGGTCAAAAATTATTACATTTTTATTATGGTAGTAATGAAGATGCTGGTTATAATTTTACTAGATTTGGATTAACAGATTTATTTTGGAAAAAAGTAACTGTTGGATCAGGGTCTAGCACTGGTTACTTCGAAAATGCTAATTCATTCATACAACCAATCGGACAAGGATCATCTGGTAATAATTATTATATGAACCCAAGTTCAATTGTTGTTTTTAGTCCAGGTTCAGGAAAATATTTTAATGCAAAAAATGAAATAGTTGATTTGCCCACTAATCAAATTATACCTCCTAATGGTAAAGATAAATTGTATGTAGCTATTGTAACTTTAATAGGCAACGGGTCTGCAGGTGTATTAGATAATGGACAGGGCGCAGTTACTCTAAGTGAAAATATACCAACTTGTGCTCAAGCCACAGTGGTTATACCTGCATTTAGTAATACATTTACTAATTCTTTCATACAAACCTTAATAACACTTATTAGTACATATAATGAATTTGGTATAAGATATGATCAATATAATAGATCTTGGGCAGTTATTACAGAACAAAATCTAAATCCAGATGCTAATACATTTAGCTTAACTTATCAGGGATCTACTGCACAACAACAATTGGATAATAGTTGGTTAGTAAAATTAACTGCAAACGGTCCCATTTATACGGTGGTAGTAAGAGGGTTAGATTATATCTTCAATAGTGTAAGTCAAACAAGATTCTATTATGACAATAGAGTAAAAACTTATGACCCTGTAACAGGACTAACTGTAAATGACAGTATAAATGTTTTAAAAGTAAATGGAAATCCAGATACTGAATTGCCTTTGCAAGAAGATTATCTATGGTATGTGTATGATCAAATTAAAGAAACAGATGGATATGTAGATCCTACACGAGTATTAATCACTTATAGTGACCAAAATGACGATGGTGTGCCAGACAATCCAGACATATTTGATTACATTGTACAGCCCAATACAGAAGCAGACCCCTATAAACTTGTATTTTATCAAAAAACATATGGATATAATTCATTTATAACATATAGCCCATATGATAATGAATTAGTTAACATATCATATGCAACTAAAGTTGCAATTTTGCCATACTTAAATGATTATGTAGTAGGGCAAGTTTTTTACACAACAACAGAACAGAAATTTTATATTAATACTTTAGTAAACAATGTTTTAACCTTAGTGGAATCAACTGACTTTATTGCAAGAACAGGTAGACAAAGTTTATATTTCCAATATAAACATAACAGTCCTGGCAATAGAAGAATAGACCCAAGTCCCAACAATATAATTGATCTTTATGTTTTAAGTAAAAGTTACGAT